CACTTATATTATACACTAAAAACACCAAAAGGTCAACAGTTAATTTAGCTGTTGACTTCTCCCGACGAATAGTGTATAATATAGGTATTATTAACCAAAAACTTGCAGGAGCATTATGTCGGAAAAGAACCCCGAAAAGATCAAACCAAGAGATAAACCACATTACGTAAACAACAGGGATTTCTCATATGCTGTGGTAGATTATGTATCATCATATAGAGAGGCCCAAGAAGACACTCCCGATAAACTCCCACAAGTAACAGATTATATTGCTACATGTTTTATGAAAATCTGTGAAGGATTGAGTCATAAGCCCAACTTTGTACGATACACATACAGAGACGAGATGGTTATGGATGGAGTAGAGAATTGTCTTAAAGCTGTATACAACTATAATATTGAAGCTGCCACTCGTACAGGTAAGCCAAATGCATTTTCATACTTCACTCAAATTGCATACTTTGCATTCATCAGACGTATTATTAAAGAGAAGAAGCAAGCTGATATTAAATATAGATTTATGGAACAAGCTGATGTTGAATCGTTTATGGTTGGTATTGATGTTAATAGTCCTGTTGATCAGTCATTCATCGAAACATTAAGAGAAAAAATCTCTAGTATTCAAGCTAAAGATGATGCTATTAAGACCTTTGCTAAGGAAGAGAAAATAGAAGAGAAAAAGAAAAAGGGGCTTGAACTGTTTTGTTAATTGCAATTCTAAACGATACTCATTCTGGAGTGAGAAACTCCTCTGAGATATTCATTGAGTATCAGAGGAAGTTTTACGAAGAGGTTTTCTTCCCTTACTGTGAAGATCATGATATCAAACAAGTTATACATTTAGGTGATTATTATGATCATAGGAAGAATGTAAACTTTAAAGCTTTAAATAGCAATAGACGAATGTTCTTAGAGCCCCTCCGGGATAAAGGTATGATGATGGATATTATTCCTGGTAATCATGATGTATATCATAAGAATACTAATGATCTGTGTTCATTGAAAGAGCTACTTGGTTACTACACATCTAATGTTAATATCATTATGAATCCAACATCTGTTGTATATGATGGATGCAATATCAATCTATTACCTTGGATCAGTGCTAACAACTATGAAACCTCTATGGATTTCATTAGAAAGAATGACGGAGTTATTATGTCTCATTTGGAGTTATCAGGATTTGAGTTAATGAGAGGTGTTGTGCAGACTCATGGTATGTCTGCTGATATCTTTAGTCATTACGATCAAGTGTTGTCGGGACACTATCATGTAGCATCTCAAGTGGGTAATGTGAGATATCTAGGAAGTCAAATGGAATTCACTTGGGCTGACTCAGCTGATGATAAGTTCTTTCATGTGTTCGATACCAATACTAAAGACATTATTAAGGTGCGCAACCCTAACACACTATTTGAAAAGATTTATTATGATGATACTGATGTAGATTATTATAAAGAAGATGTCAGTATGTATGTTAATAAGTTTATAAAAGTTGTTGTTGAGAATAAAAATGATCCATTCATGTTTGATAAGTTCATTGATAAGTTAGCAGATATAGAAACTCATGAATTAAAGGTTGTAGAGAATTTCCAAGAATTCTTAGGAGAAAATGTAATTACTTCCATTGAAGATGTTGACAATACAACCGATTTAATGTATAATTATATAGATGGGGTTAACACCGATTTAGATAAGGATAAGTTAAAGACCCTCATGAACACCTTATATAATGAAGCACTTGATATGGATATCTCATGATAAAATTTTCTAAACTAAAATACAAAAACTTTCTGTCAGCAGGAGCAAATGCAATCGAGATTCAATTAGATGCATCTAAGTCTACTCTTGTGGTTGGGCATAATGGAGCTGGTAAGTCTTCTATGTTAGATGCATTATCATTTGCATTGTTTGGTAAGCCTCATAGAAACGTTAGTAAGAATCAATTGATTAACTCAGTTAATCTCAAAGGTACTGAAGTATCTGTTGAGTTCAATACTGCAGGACATGACTTTAAGATTGTACGTGGTATTAAGCCTAATAACTTTGAGATATGGCAAGATGGTAGTATGATTGATCAGAGTGCTTCAGTGAGAGATTATCAGAAGTTCTTAGAACAGAACATATTAAAGCTTAATCACAAATCATTCCATCAGATCGTAGTACTAGGATCCAGTTCATTTATTCCTTTCATGCAGTTGTCTACTAATCATAGACGTGAAGTGATTGAAGACCTGTTGGATATTAACATATTCAGTAAGATGAAAGGTATCTTGAAGGAACGTGTATCAGATACTAGAGGTAAAAGTAAAGATGCTAAAGCTGAGTTGGATGTTCTTAAAGGCAAGATTCAATATTTAACCAGTCACATAACAGATATGACAGCAATTAATCAGTCTCAACTTGATGATCATGATACAGCAGATGCTGCTATTCAATCAGACATAGACAAGTTGACTGAAGAAGGTATTGCATTATCCAAAGAAGCTTCTACGTGGCCCACCGTATCTAAACAACAAATGCAAGTGTTAACTAACATCAGTAAAGAGTTTATGTCACAGGCCGGCGAGATTAAAAAGTCTATATCCAACTTAACAGAAGAACACTTGTTTTATATGAACAATGATGAGTGTCCTACATGCAATCAGTCTATATCTCAATTTGTGAAGGATGAGCGTGTAAGATCTATTAAGGCCTCTGCTAAAATATTGCTTAAGGACAAAGAAACCATTGATCAAGACGATCAGCATAATTCTGATGCTATAATGGAACTTCAGGTAGAGCTAGATAGGTTAGCAGCAGCTCAGCGTAAGGCATCTAGTATTCAGTCAAGTATAGAAATGCTGCGGGGAACAAAGAAGGCTGATGTTAAGTTGGTGGATTTAACTGATAAAGAATCTGAATTGAGTCTGTTTCAAATTCAAGCAGATGAATATAGAGACGACTTGGACGAGTTAAATGAGAAATCTATGTATAATGATATAGCTCAAGAATTGTTGAAGGACTCAGGCATTCGAACTAAGGTTATTAGAGAGTATCTGCCTGCAATGAATATTCTAATCAATCAGTATTTGCAAACACTAGACTTCTTTGTATCATTTAATCTGGATGAGAGCTTCACTGAAACTATTAAGAGTCGTCATAGGGATTCATTTGTATATGCTAACTTCTCAGAAGGCGAGAAGATGCGTATAGATTTATCACTGTTGTTTGCGTGGCGTAAGATCGCACAAATGAAGAACTCTACCAATACTAATCTGTTGATACTAGATGAAACATTCGACTCATCGTTGGATGATGATGGTGTTGATAATCTAATGAAGATTCTGTATTCTATGGGGGATGATACCAACACATTCATTATATCGCATAAGCCTGACATACTAGAGTCCAAGTTAGATGCTAAACTTACATTCAGCAAGCCTAACAACTTCTCTCAGTTGTTATGAATAAGTTAATGGAAATCATAGGTGCTGTATCGGGTATTGCTGGAGCTTTACTGATAGCATCTAATACGATATACACTAAATGGGGTTTCATTATGTTTATGATATCTGGTGTAGCATTAGGCATCATGGGATATAGACAGAAGATGTATCACTTTGTTACTATGCAAATGATATTCCAAGTGATCAATATTATTGGCGTCATCAACTATTTTTAAAGAGCTTACTATTTAGATGTAAATAAAGTAAATTAACTGTTGACCTTTTGATTAAAATAGTGGATAATGTAATTATAACAATCAGAAAAGGAGTACGTTATGAATTTACAAAGTCAAGATCATTTAGCAAAGTTGCTGGCAAAGGAGAACCTTACGGTTCAACACGGCAACTTTCAGACAGCATCATTCAACGTAGTTGATAGAGTCCTTAGTCTTCCATTGTGGGCAGACAAAGGCAAAGCTGTTCACGACTTATTAGTTGGCCATGAAGTTGGACATGCACTATATACACCAGCTGATGGCTGGCACGATTCAGATAAGACTATCCCTGGTGTTCCACGCTCAATGATCAACATCATTGAAGACATTCGCATCGAAAAACTAATTCAAAGAACTTACCCTGGTATCGTTAAATCATTTAAGAGTGGTTATAAGACACTATTTGATGATGATCTATTTGGTACTGTAGGAAAGGACCTTACTAAGTATGGTTTTATGGATAAACTAAACATCCAATCTAAAGGCCGAGGTTATGCTGAAGTATCATTTGATGCTACTGAACAACTGTTTGTAGATTTAGCAATGGCTGTTGAAACTTGGGATGATGTATTAAACGCTTGTAAAGAGATTAATACTTACTTAGCAAACAAAGAAGATTATGAAGAAGAAGAAGAAGAAGAAGGAGAAGAAAATGATGACACAGAAACAAATGACACAACTGGTGATCAATCGGATGAAACAGGATCGCCAATGGAATCAGGTGATGATATCTGCGAAGAGACTGAAGGAACATCAGGTGATACTCCAATCGATGAAAGTGAGTCGCTAACAGATCAAGCTCAACGAAGCAATTCATCAGACTTATTAGAAAAGGATGAAGAAGGTAAGCAACCAGCATTCTGTAACGGTTTGAAGGATGCTGATATTAACAAGTTAGTAATCGATTATAAACAGCTGTCAGCTGCCCGTAAGGAACGTAATATTAACACTAAGGTATATGAGTCGGAGTATATTAACACCAAATATAACGAATTCATGAACGATTCAAAAAAGATTGTGATGGCTATGGCTCGTGAGTTCGAGCGTAAGAAAGCTGCTTTCGAATACAGTCGTTCACAAACAGCTAAGAAGGGTTCGTTAGACGTCAATAAGCTTCACCAGTACCAGTACTCTGAAGACATCTTCAAGACTGTTACTAAATTGGCCCAAGCCAAGAATCATGGTATTGTAATGGCAGTTGATTGGTCAGGTTCAATGACTAGAATCATAGTTGACGTTGTTAAGCAAACAATTATACTAGCTCAGTTTTGCAAGAGGGTTAATATTCCATTCGAAATTTATACATTCACTTCAGGATCAAATAATACATTAAGTGGAGATTTTAAAACAGCTGGATCTATGTTAGGAGCTGATCGTGTAAAGTTGGTTGAGATAACTAACAACATGTTATCTAAGAGCGAATATAATACTAGTATTAAACACTTCTTTACTGCTGCTGTTTTATCTGGAGATTCAAATGCGTGGTATGAGTCGGGTGTTAATTACAACGATTTATGTTCATACGAGAGAATGGGTTCAACTCCTCTAATCGAAACCACTATGTTACTGACAACCATTGTTAAGAAGTTTCAAGCGAGATATGCTATTCAAAACACCAACATTATTGTATTGACTGATGGTGATGCTAATTACATTGACGTTAAGAGAGTTTATGGCGATAATTACAGCGATATAACCTCATCAAAAGTTGTTATGGACTTCCATGGTAAGGCTGTGATGGGTTCTAGCACTGATGAGCTATACACAAACTGTGTTAAGGAGATGAAGAGACAAACTGGAGCAACAGTAATGTGTTTGTTCTTAGCTGAAAGTAAGTATGATTTCAAAGAGGGGTATTACAAAATTCGTAAATCTGGTGAAGGTAGTTACGCTGCTAGCAACCTCAAATATAGAGAGTTCAACAGCGAAGGTATTATCAGTGCTAAAAATGCGTGTGGATATGATACGTGGTCGGTAGTAAAAGTTGGTCAACGAAGTGATGATGAGTTTGAAATTAAAGATAACAAAAACGGTAATGATATCGCCATTAAGGATATTAAGAAGCAGTTTAGAAGCTTTAGTAAGAGTAAGAAACACACTAAGAAATTGGTGTCAACAATAACAGATACGTTAGCAGCGTAAGGAGTAATATGTTAAATGAGTACCCTGATGCAGATAAGCATCAATTTATAAGTTTTGTTAAATCAGGATTTAGATTCCTAGGATATGCGGTATTGCCGTTTTCACTTGTGTGGGCAGCTAGTTTGCTCATCGCAGCAGAGGTGTTAGGAGTGGTAGAAGAGTTAGTGTGATATGATAGACCTGGGTAGTCTTTAAAGTACCCACATTATTTAGATGGGAATTAACTGAAAATAATTGTTGACCTTTCCATCGTTTTAGAGTATAATGTAATTATAACAATCAGAAAAGGAGTAAGACATTATGAATCAAGTGATCAAGAAGTTAGCAGAAATGGATAACAAAGTAAATTTTACAGTAAAAGATGTTGTGGGTGTTGCAGTTGAACTTGGAGTTAGTAAGCACACAGCTGCTGCTCATGTTAGGAGATTTCCTAAAGTTTCACGTGGAGTGTATAACTTAGAAGCAGCACTAGTTCCATTCAGATCAGCTAAATCAACAGTACAAAACATTGGAGTGTCATCTGTATCTAATGATGAAGTTTACGTTCCAAAGATTGATGATACATTTGTTGCTTGGGGAAACTCAACTGACATATCAAAAATTATTAAGTCGGGAGAATTCTACCCAACGTTCGTGACAGGTTTATCAGGTAATGGTAAGACATTCATGATTGAACAAGCCTGTGCTAAAGCTGGTCGTGAGTATGTAAGAGTTCAAATCTCACCTGAAACAGATGAGGATGACTTGATTGGTGGCTTTAGACTATTGAATGGTGAAACAGTGTTCCAAAAAGGTCCTGTGATTAAAGCTATGGAGGCTGGTGCTATATTATTGATCGACGAAATCGATCGTGGAACTAATAAGATTATGGCTCTTCAAGGAGTTTTAGAGGGTAAGCCAATTCTTATTAAGAAGACTGGTGAAGTTGTTAAACCTGCTAAAGGGTTTAATGCGATTGCTACAGCCAATACTAAAGGTAAAGGTTCTGATGATGGTCGCTTTACTGCTGCTACAATTTTAGATGAGGCATTCTTAGAACGCTTTACAATTACAATTGAACAGAAGTACCCAACACCTAAGACAGAGAAGAAAATTCTTATGAATCACATGGAGAAGTTTAACTCGGTTGATGATGAATTTGCTGATTTATTAATTGGTTGGGCCGATACCATTCGTAAGACTTATGAGGATGAAGGCATTGATGAGGTAATCTCAACAAGACGTTTGTGCCACATTGTTCAAACGTTTGGCATCTTTGGTAAGAGAGATAAGGCTGTTCAACTGTGTATCAATCGTTTCGATGATGACACCAGAGATGCTTTCTTAGATCTTTACACAAAAGTTGATGCTACAGTGAAGAGTGTTGGAGAATATCCAAATGATACTGGTACTACAGATTATGGTTATTAAGCTGTTGACTTTATCATCGAAATAGTGTATAATATAGTGTATTGAAAAGGAGAAATATATCATGGTTTTAAGTAACGAAACAATTGAAGTTCTAAAGAACTTTGCTACAATTAACGCTAACATAGCTTGTACTACCGATAAGGTGTTAAAGACCGTTGGGGTGTCTAAAAACATCATGGCCAAGTCGCCAATCTTAGAGGAGTTTCCCTATGACTTTGGAATCTACGATCTCCCTGAGTTCTTATCAGCAGTAGGAATGTTTGAAGATCCTGAGTTGGCTTTTGATGAAAATAAGAAGTTTGTGGCTATCAGTAATGGCACATCTAGTATCAAATACTTCTTCTCAGAGATTGGCAATTTAGTAGTTGCTAAGAATGAACCTAAGATGCCTGATTCTGCTGTTAAGTTTAACATTACACATGAACAGCTTATGACCATTCGCAAAGCATCTTCAGCATTGAATGTGCCTAGCATGGTTGTAACTCCAAATGGATCATCTGAGGTTGATCTTACTGTGACTGATACTAGTAATAATACCTCAAACGAATTTAAGCTATCCGTTAGGTCTAACGGTAGTATTGAATCTGAATTTAGTTTTGTGTTTAACATTAACAATTTTAAATTTAGTAATAGTGATGCATACGCTTTTGATGTTTCATCAAAGTCAATTGCATCCGTAACAGCTGGTGATACATTGTATTGGTTAGCATTAGATAATAAGTAGGAGAAAACAAAATGAGTGAAGAAAATCAAGTAGAAGAGTCAAATACAGAAGCAGATGTGGCTGGTATTGGATTATCTGATATTGCGGCATGTGTCCAGATCATTGATATTGTGACTAAACGAGGTGCTTTTGAAGGTGCTGAATTAGCCGATGTTGGTACTGTACGTAATCGTTTAACAGCATTCCTTGATGCTAATAAGCCAAAAGAAGAACCTAAAGAAGAAGAAGAAGAAGATTAAGTAGTAAATCGCGGGTATCGTATATCGGTAATACAATGGGTTTCCAACCCATGAAGGTCAGTTCGATTCTGACTATCCGCTCCGGGCCTATAGCATAACTGGTTAATGCTTCCGACTCATAATCGGCAGAGTCTTGGTTCAATTCCAAGTAGGCCCACCAAATTATATAATAGAGATACAAATGGTATTAACAGAACAAGATAAGAAAGACATTTTAACAGTAATTAAAGATTGCTCGGACTCCCTCACTAGAATGGAGGGAGAGCGTGAATTCATTAAAGAAGCTATTATGGGTCTTAATGAGAAGCACGGCATTGATAAGAAGCATTTACGTAAAGTTGTCAACATTTACTATAAGCAAAACCTTGCTGAAGTAACAGCTGTTAATAACGATGTAGAAGACTTATACGAATCTATTACAGGATCGTAACCTGTTGACTTATACACGGTAATAGTGTATAATAAAGAATACAAGGCCAAGGTGTAAACCTCCTGCCTCTGAGCACTTTGAGAGTAGTGTGTATGAAACTCTCACCTAATTATATCATGGAGAAGTAAATGAAAAGAGAAGAGTTCTTGTGGGTTGAAAAATATAGACCAACTACTATTGACGAATGTATCTTACCTAAACCACTGAAGGATACGTTTAAACAGATAGTAGAAACTGGTGAATTGCCTAACATGATGTTTACAGGTACTGCGGGAGTAGGTAAGACTACTGTTGCTCGTGCTTTATGTAAAGAGCTCAATCTCGATTATATCATAGTCAATGGTTCGGAAGATGGTAACATTGATACTCTTCGTGGTAAAATCAAACAGTTCGCTTCAACTGTTTCATTACAGGGAGGATATAAAGTAGTCATTTTAGATGAGGCTGATTACTTAAACCCCCAATCTACTCAACCTGCATTACGTGGATTCATTGAAGAATTCTCTAACAACTGTAGGTTCATTTTAACTTGTAACTTCAAGAATAAGATCATTGAGCCTCTTCATTCAAGATGTTCTGTGTATGAATTTAACGTTGGCAATAAAGCTGAGCTCGCAGGTATGTTCATGACCAGATTAACATACATCCTTGAACAGGAGAATGTTAAGGCTGAGCCACAAGTTGTTGCTGAATTGATTATGAAGTACATTCCTGATTGGCGTCGTGTCATTAACGAGTGCCAACGATATGGCATGTCGGGTACAATTGATGCTGGTATATTAGTATCTTTATCTGAAACGTCTATTAAAGGGCTTATGGCTGACTTAAAGAATAAGAACTTCAAGGGTATGCGTAAATGGGTAAGTGATAATATCGACATGGAACCTGCTGTATTGTTTCGTATGGTGTATGACAACATGTTGGATTATGTATCTGATGACTATATTCCTCAATTGGTGATTACGCTAGCTGAGTATCAATATAAGAATGCATTTGTTGCAGATCATGAATTGAATACTGTTGCTTGTCTCACTGAGATTATGGCACAAGGTAAATTCAAGTGACTCCAAAGGACCACTTAAATAAGAATACTAATGAGCTAACTAGTAATCCGTTCTCGTATTTAAACGCCATTAACAATAACGCGTTTTATCACTTCAGGGATGTTGATGTAAAAAATAAAGACTACCCTGCGTTTATGATTAATCGTGGTCTATCATACTTCCCAGATACTGTGCTATATGCTAATGAGATGAATATCAATCATCACCTCGATGGTAAGCCTCAGTTTTCCTTTCTTATAAATATCATTAGAAAGAGGAAAAGATTTTCTAAATGGAACAAGGCTTCCGAGTCTGATGATATTGATGCTTTAAAGACTTACTATGGATATAGTAACGAAAAGGCAAGAAACGTTTTACCTCTTTTCAACCCAATTGAATTGAAAAGAATAAAGGAAAAAATAAATCATGGTGGATCAACAAGAGGAGCTCTTTGATTGGAGCCCAGATGCTATGTTAGAAGTTGCATTAGCTCAACCTGACGATTTTTTAAAAATCAGAGAGACCCTTACAAGAATGGGTGTGGCTAGCAAGAGAGATTCTAAACTATATCAGTCGTGTCACATATTACACAAGCAAGGTAGATACTTCATCACACATTTTAAAGAACTGTTTCTGTTAGACGGCAAGCCCTCTAACTTAACAGTTAATGATGTCGGCCGACGTAACACTATAGTCACATTAATGTCCGATTGGGGACTACTTGAAACTGTAAGTGTTGTTGGTGATATTGCACCTTTAAATCAAATCAAAATCATCTCTCATAAAGAGAAGCCTAATTGGGAACTTTGTCCTAAGTATAACATCGGTACAAAATAAATACGGATTTTCCGTTGACCTTTGGTTAGTTTTGTTGTATAATATAAGTATATTAACAATGAAAGGTGCAACATGAAAAAGATTACAGATGATACGATTAAAGCAATTTGGGCTGAACAAAACTTAGAGGCTAAGAAAGACTTGCTGTTGGATGTTATTGACAACTTCCAGTACAAGTCAAAGCAAGAGCATTTTAGAGAGGCAGTACGAAATACAAAATCAACACAACGACTTGACTTTTTGTCAAAAGATATCTTCTTTGTCGGTTGTGGCATGAAGATAGTTTAAATTATATAATGGAGAAGTGAATGGCAAAGATCAGATATTCTGAGTATTTTTACTCTGTACAGGGTGAAGGTAAATGGGTAGGAACACCAACAGTATTCTTCCGAACTTTCGGGTGCAATTTAACATGCGCTGGGTTCGGGCAACCAAGAGACAATCATATACCTGAGGAAGAGATGCCTCACATGCTGGTAGATCTTACTAACATCAAATCAGTAGAGGACCTTCCGGTAGTTGAAATCGGCTGTGACTCTTCAGCATCATGGAGTAAAAAGTATAAACATCTAAGTCCTTTCGCTGAGACTAATGAAATTGCGTCAAATTTAGGAGATCTCCTTACAGGTAACTTATCATTCGAGGATAATGTTCACTTGTGTATGACAGGTGGTGAACCTTTATTGGGTTGGCAGAAAGCTTATGTTGAGTTGTTCCAACAACCTGAATTAGTGAATCTAGAACATCTTACGTTTGAGACTAATGGGTCGAAGATGGTACAGCAGGTACTCATTGACTATTTCAATAACACAAACGCGATGTTTACTGAAGTTACGTGGATGGTATCTCCTAAGTTATCATTAACCGGTGAAGATCAGAATGTTACTATTGATCCTGAATGCTTATTGTCAATGAATAAAGTGCTTAATTCAAACATTAACTTGAAGTTTGTTGTTAGAGATGAGATCGATTTAGCTGAAGTTGAAGCTGCCCTTGCAGCCTATGAAGAAGCGGGTGTAGAGATTGAGGATGTATTTTTAATGCCAGAAGGTGCGACGTTAGAAGGTCAAGAGTTGACAGAAAAGAATGTTGCAGAGTTGTGTATGAGAGAAGGTTATAAGTTCTCTCCTAGATTACACATCAATTTGTTTGGCAATTCGTGGGGTACCTAAAATGATTAAGTATACTAATGAACAATACGTGAGAGATCTTGCAAAGATTAAAGATGAGATAGAGTCGCTGATCATGCGCGGTCATGTTAATATCAACATTGTAGGCCTCCATAGAGGATCGTTACCTATGGCTGTACATCTATCTAACATCCTCCCTGCCAAGATGTCGATTGTTAATTATCAAACCCGAGACGGCGATTCTAAGGAGCCTGTTTTCGCTCTTGATACTATTGCTTTAGGGGATACCATTATCGTGTTGGATGATATTTACGATTCTGGTAAGACTATTAGAGATACGGTGGCCATGATTAGACAGAAGTATCCTGATCAATACGTTAAACCTATGGTGTTGTTTGGAAAGGATAATGAAGATGACTGTTCGTGGGTAAGAGAGCATACTGGTGAGTGGATTAATTTCCCTTGGGAAGTTGACTTTTGAGTCGAAATAGTGTATAATACGTAGTATAATAATTAATAATGGAGTTACAATATGAAGTGGAAGATTGATAAGAGTTTTAGTTTTTGTTATGGGCATCGTGTCCATAATCAATCGTTGAATGCTGATTACAGTGAAGATAGCTGTTTAGCGTGTAGACATTTACACGGCCACGAAGGTCTAGTAAAGGTTCATTTAGAATCTGATAAACTAGAACGTGGTATGGTCACAGACTTTAAACATTTGAATTGGTTTAAGACGTTCTTAGATGATACGTTAGATCATAAGTTTATTATGGATATCAATGATCCGCTAATTCCTCATGAGGTTCCTGATTACTGTAAAGATGGTAAATTGGACTTCTCGTTGTTGGATGAGCAAGATAATGGCTACTTCACTCCTAAGCTTGTAAAGGTGTTAGGTCAAGGCGAAGCAATCTATGAGAAGTATGAAGGGTTTGTATTTGTTGATTTCGTACCAACAAGTGAGAACTTAGCTGCTTGGTTATTAAGAGTAGCACAGAAGAAAATGAAAGGTCTAGGAGTCAACGTCGTTGCTGTTGATTACTGGGAAACACCTAAATCACATTGTAACGTATCAGTATAGGAGAATTATATGCACGACAAAAGTAAACAAAACGAGTCTTTAGGTAAACAAGTAAATGAGTATTTAGTTAAAATGGGAGTACAAACTCCAATGACAGATAAAGTACACGTGAATGATCAAATCAAGATCAATGCTATTAGACGAGATGTTGAATCAACTCTTAAAGAATTGGGATTAGACTTAACTGATGATTCATTAATTGATACACCTAATAGAGTAGCTAAGATGTATGTTAATGAGATCTTTTCAGGATTGAGAGCAGACACGTTCCCTAAGTGTACAGCGGTAGATAATAAGATGACACAAGGAGATGAGTTTGTGGTAGAAAGAGATATTACTTTATTCTCTGATTGTGAACATCACTTGCGACCTATCATTGGTAAGTGTCATGTAGCATACATTCCGAAGAATAAGGTGTTAGGTCTATCTAAGATGAATCGATTAGTTCAATACTTTGCACGACGTCCTCAAATTCAAGAACGCTTGAATCAACAGATTGCTCATGCTATGTCATTCATCACTGAATCAGACGATATCATCGTAATGGTTGACGCAGGACACACTTGTGTATCTCAGCGTGGTGTTATGGATACTAATTCAACTACTGTTACTTTAACTGCCTTAGGTAAGTTTGGTGAACCAAATTCGCCATTAAGAGCAGAAGCATTAGCAGCTTTCACTAGGAAGTAATGGAACGCAAATCTAGAGGAGTTTATAGCGTTTGGGATGGAGACCAATGTGTATACGTTGGATCCACCTCTTTAAAGCTTGAGTGGTTAGAGAATAACCACAGGGAGTGGCAACGCAAAGGATATTCTCCTACTAAGTTCAGACAAGCTCTTACTTCCACTCGTGCAAATGAGTCATGGGTATTCAAGTGGGTAGTTGAACCAAAGAATAACCTGACTCAAGCTTACATTGAGATTCAAGAAGAAGGGTTCATTCAATGGTTGAAACCAAAGTACAACGTTGATTTCAATCCGTATGAGTCATCCATTAGTTATGACAGATATGGCAGATGCTGTTGACTTCTAACTCATTATAGGGTATAATACATAGTATGAAAATAAAAAAACAAATGATATGGGTTAGGTTTACAAAGGAAGGAATTCATAAGTTCCCTGCTGCGCTGACTGAACCTGAGTTGAGTGAAGTTAAGTTCTTAGGTTACGACCATAGACACATCTTTCATTTTAAAGTAGGTATTGAAGTTAAGCATGACGATCGGGACATTGAGTTTATTATATTCAAGAGATGGTTAGAGAGCTTATATGAAGATTCTACGTTAGAATTGGACTTTAAGTCGTGTGAGATGATATCTAATTCACTTTGCGATGCTATTAATTATAAATATCCTCATAGAGACATCACTATTAGTGTGTCAGAAGATAATGAAAACGGATCATATAAGGAGTATACAAATGAAGACATTTAAAGAAGTTAGAGAAGGTAAGAAAGATAAGGAAGCAGAGATGTTTGCATGGGTTGTTGATAATATGGAAAACTCTAACCACAATCATGGTAAGATGAAGAAAGAATTTACTAAGATTTTCGGTGCTGCAGCTACAAAGAAACATTGGGACGATATGGTCACTATGGCTATGGGTGGCTAACACGTTGTATAGTTAGACTTCTATAAAAAGTCATTTTGAATTATATTATGGAGTAACATTATGAGATTTTGTCACATATCACCACCTGCCTTCGCAGGCTACGCAGCAAACAAAAGTGGTCTCCACTTAACCTTAGCACACCTTGTTGAAGAGCAAGGTGCTGCATATTGTAACACCTTCCAAGACGGTAAAGACATTATTTTAGATAATTCTGCCTTCGAGATGTACAAGCAAGGTCGTCCAATGTATCCCTCAGATAAACTATTAGAAATGGCTGAACAGATCAATGCTGATTATATCGTAATGTCTGATTATCCTGGGGAGCCTGGTCAAAAGACTATTGATGCAGCGAAGAAGTTAGGTCATATCTTTAAAGAGGCAGGATACAAAACGTTCTTCGTTCCTCAGTCAGAAGTAGGTGATTTTGATGATTACGTTGAAACCTTTAAGTGGGCACTTAAACAGGATTGGATCGATCTAATCGGTGTATCCATTCTTGGTGTTCCTAACGCTTATGGTGTAGAGAAAGATAACAACTTACAAAGGTTCTTATCAAGGTGGCACATGATGAAGTATCTTGAGGATGAAGGCATCTTAGCTGATACAGATGAGAAGCGTTTACATTTCCTTGGTATGGTAGATGGTCCTAATGAGATTGATCTTGTAAGACCTTACCACTATTACATTAACAGTTGGGATACGTCAGCAGCAGTATGGGCTGGTATGAATGATATCATGTTCGATGAAACTCCAACAGGATTAGAGTTTGGTAAGTGTGAAATAGAGGTTGACTTTAATGAAAAAGAATGGTATAATCAGCATCAGGTTGAGGCTAATGTTAGCTTCATTAATTGGAAAGAAGGAGTAGAGATTTGAAACATATTATGGGACCTAACTCAGGGTCGAAATTGAGTGGTGTAAGAGAAGGTGATGTTCAACCTAACGCGGTTGACTTACGTGTAGATAAGATCTTTCGTATTGAAAGTAACTTATTTACTATTAACGAAGATGAGAAGATCCATCGTGGATCTACAGAGTTGCATCCTAATGAGAAAGGTAATTGGTTCTTACCAACAGGTCTGTATGAAGTGATCATGGAGAATACTATCAAAGTTGGTATGAATGAATCAGGTTGGGTTATCACTCGATCTACATTAAATCGTAATGGTGTGTTCTTAACATCAGGTCTATACGATTCGGGTTATGATGGGTGTATGGCTGGTTGTATGCATGTTGCTGTAGGTGATATGAAGCTTACACGAGGTACACGTATTGGCCAGTACTTATCATTTGATTCAGAGTCTCTTCATTCATATGATGGTGATTACGGCACTAATAAAGCACACGATAAAAAATATACATGATAATCGCATTAACAGGTTTAGCAGGGTCAGGTAAAGATACTGCTGCTGAAATGATAGCAGAGATTCTAGGAGGTGCTGCAATTATAGCACTTGCTGATTTACCTAAAGAGATGGCGGCCAAGCATTTTGATATGCCAAAGAGCATGTTTTACGATAGAAAGTTTAAAGATTCAACAATGATTATTCCACACGAAGATGGATACAGGTACACATACACTGGACATGGTGATATAACACCCCGCGAGCTATTAGTATCTTGGTGGGATGAGTTGTTTGAAGAACATGGATCTGACTACTCATTACGAATGAACATTAAAAAGATTAATGATATTGATGAGAAGAACATAATCATTTCAGACATTAGATATCCAATTGAATTTGATTGGATCGATAATGAAGGTATTACATTATTAAATATACAAAGAGATGCAGTTGAGAAGACTATCGATCATGTTACTGAATCAGGAACTATGAAAGGTTATGCGGTGGATAATAATGGATCAATTGAAGATTTAAAAGTTGTATTGACTGATATGTTCATGAACCCACAATCTTTTGTATAAATAAACCCATAGGATGCCTTCGGGGTCCTATAGTAGAAGAGTGACATGAGTTGCTCTATAATTTAACTCGCTTAACAGGAGAAAACAACATGACAAACTTTCAAAAAGATTTGTTCTTCGGCTTCGATTCATTATTTGATTCGATCCAAACCCCCCAGAAACAACAATCATACCCACCATACAATGTAATTAAGAAGGGTGAAAACCATTACTTCATTGAAATTGCAGTGGCTGGATTTAAATCAGATCAGATTGATTTGACTTTAGAGAAGGGTGTATTAACGGTGAAAGGTACAAGACTTCTTACCGATGATATAACTGATTATGTTCATAAAGGAATTTCAACAAGAGACTTTACAAGATCATTTACTTTAGCTGAGACTATTAAAGTGGTTGGTGCTGATATTGTAGATGGCGTCTTATTGATTGGTCTTGAAAATGAAGTGCCAGAGGAAGAGAAACCACAAACAATTAACCTTGGTGAATTTAGTAAAAAAGCTAAAGAACTACTACTAGGTTAATTTTAAGGGGTCGCAAGGCCCCATTATACAATGGAGAAATATTATGGATTCACATATCGTACGTCTAAACTCCGGTGAAGAGTTACTTTGTAACATCAAATCTTCCACCGAAAACCTAATCACAGTAACTAACCCTTACATTATCTTACCAACACAAGATGGTAGTATCCAATTTATGAAGTATATGGCTTATGCAGTATATGATGAATTGCCTATTAAAGAATCAGACATCATGTGGGTTGTCGTTCCTAGTATTGAACTAGCAGCCAAACATTCTGAAATGGCAGGTCAAATCGCCACACCAACCCAGAAAATAATTACGTAGTACTTGTTGACTTCTCTCCGTATTTACTGTATAATGGCTGTATGACAAATGAAAAATTCTACACAAGCGTTTACAGACGTGGCAATAACATTCTCTACAGAGGATATGAAAACGGCAAGGCAGTAGCAAGAAAGGTTCCTTTCCAACCTACAATGTACTATCAAGTGGATACTCCAACCGATTGGAAGACTCTTGATGGTCACTTCGCCAAACCTATCAGATACTCATCGATGAGTGATGCTCAAACCAAGATTAATGAATCGAGTGAAATCTCGAACTTCAATCTACATGGAATGGGCAACTTCTTATCCCAATACATTACATCTGAATTCCCTGAAGAAATCAAATTCAAACGTGGAATCGTTAATGTATTGTCTCTTGATATTGAGGTACAATCTGATGAAGGTTTCCCTAAACCAGAAGAAGCAAACTATGAAGTGATCTCAGTTGCTATGAAGAGTAGTAAAGAGAACACTTACTATGTGTATGGTCTTAATGACTATGATGTTTCTAAATCATATATGAAGGATAGTGAAGTTATCTATCGAAAGTGTACTGATGAGAAACATCTATTAACTTGCTTCATTGATCGATGGGCATTAAACTATCCTGACATTGTAACTGGTTGGAACGTGAAGTTCTTTGATATGACGTACCTCGTGAATAGAATCATTCAAGTGTGTTCATTGAAAGAATCTAAACGATTAAGTCCTTGGGGATACAATCGTCCACGTAAGACTAAGATAATGAATAAAGAGATTCATTGGTGGGACATCTATGGTGTTGCTATTCTCGATTACCTTGATCTGTTTAAGAAGTTTGGTTATTCGTATGGACAGCAAGAGTCCTACAAGTTGGATCATGTTGCACATACAGTTCTAGGCGAACGTAAGTTATCATATGAAGAACACGCTAACCTATATACACTATACAAGGAAGACCATCAAAAGTTTATCGACTATAACATCAAAGACGTTGAGTTGATCGAACGATTAGAAGATAAGATGGGACTGATCACACTCGCAATGGTTGTGTCATACAAAGCTGGTATCAACTATGCTGAATGTATGGGTACTGTAGGAGTATGGGATTCTATCTTATATCGTGACTTAACAAGTCGTGGTGTTGTAGTTCCTCCTAATATCCATTCTGAGAAGGGTGATTATCCTGGTGGTTATGTTAAAGCTCCTCAGGTAGGACTACACAATTGGGTAGTATCATTTGACTTGAACTCACTATATCCGAACATCATTTGTCAGTATAACATGAGTCCCGAGACTATTGTAATGAAAGAAGGGGGAGTATCTATTCAAGCTATTATGGATGGAAAGGTTCGTAATAATGATCCCCACTCAGGTCTTGCTGCTAATGGGTTAAGATTCAGAAATGATAAGTTAGGAACGATTCCTCGTATCATTGGTGATCTATATGCTGAACGTGTTGTGGTTAAGAAGAATATGCTGAAGTATCAACAAGAGAAGGAAGGTATTGCTAAGTCAGATAAGAAAGCTATCTATAAGATTGAAAAGGATATCAACATTGCTGAGAATAAACAGATGGCTATCAAGATTTTGATGAACAGTTTATATGGAGCGATGGGCAACCAATACTTTAGATACTTTAATCAAGATGTTGCTGAGGCTATTACGACTTCTGGTCAAACAACTATTAAGTGGGCTGAAAGAGCTTTGAATGGTTATATGAATGATATTATGGGGACCACTAATTATGATCACATTATTGCTATTGATACTGATAGTGTTTATGTTAACATGGATCCTCTCGTTCAGCTTGTTAAGCCTAACAACCCTGTTGCATTCCTCGATAAAGTTTGTCATGAGAAGTTGGAGAAGGTGCTTGAAGTAGCGTACACAGATCTATTTAAGACATTAGGTGGTATTGCTGAGAAGATGGTAATGAAACGAGAGGCTATTGCTGATAAAGGAATATGGACAGCCAAGAAACGATACATCCTGAATGTTCATAATAATGAGGGGGTACAGTATGCCGAGCCTAAGTTGAAGATTATGGGATTGGAAGCTGTTAAGTCTTCTACACCTGCTGCTTGTCGTGATGCACTAAAAC